TAATTAAATTGCGCTTGGAGGGATTCGAACCCCCGACCTTTTGGTTCGTAGCCAAGTTAAAATAATTTTTATAGTTTTCATAATTTTCATAGTTTTTACAAAATGCCTAAAAATAAGGGGTTGTAGACTAACCTTTTACTTTTGGATATTTTATATTTTATATATTTTTCATTGTTTTTATAAAATTTGTGAGCAAAATGTGAGCATAATTCTATTTAATAAAAAACCTTGCATTGCGCAAGGTTAAAATCGAGAGAAAGGTGAAATCACCCTTATGTGTGTACTTTCAAGGAGTTATGTAATATCTGCATATTTTTTTAAATCAAATAATCTGTTTAGCCACCCGTGCAGGAAGCATCTTTGAGTTGCAACTTTTGCAAATTCGTTATATTTCTCCGCACGTGCAAGCAAAAACTTTTCCAGATATTTATATTCAGCTGCTTTGAGAAACTCCGATACTCTGCTTACACCCATATTTACAGCAGTGTCAAAACAAAGTATAGCGAACTTTTCAGACATATTATTACATCCGGCTTTTAGCCAGTAATTCTTGTAATAAATCTCTTCAACTTCTTTGTCTGTAATGTTCTTCACATTCTTTTTAGTAAGACCTTTAGAAGAAAGCCACGCATTATATGTATTTTGCGTAATCCCTTTATTTGTACACCCGCCAAGGTCGTTAGGGTTATTTACATACCCACCTTCCCATTTGAGTACAAATTTTAAAGCTTTTTTAAATCTTTCCACTATTCTCCACCTACGCTTATCTTCATATGCTTAAGTAATAAATCCATTTTTGCATCAAGTCTAGTTAATAAATCTCTATCTGTATTAACGACTTCAAAAATATTTTTTCTACAAGATTCACAATCGTCTTTCGTTTTGTACTTTAAAGAAATCAGCCAGTCGCAAGCTTTAAATCCTGCAATGATAGTAGCAATACCTCCTAATATGTATAAGATTATATTATCCATTCTTTTGTAGCCTTTCAATTATATTTGCTTGGACTCTTATCGCCTCACCCATTAATTCAACTTTTTTATTCAATTCGTGGATTTCCTGATTGTTTTCAATATTCTGTTCTTTAGCAGATTTGGTTATAAAATCAGGGTGAACAAGAGGAAATTTATCAAGGAATTTTGTAGTAATATCCTTGTCTTTATCAATGAATAATTTTATACCCCCAAAGCTATGCAGCAAAAATGCAACAATCGCTAAAATTATTACAATACCGCCAATAATAGCGAAATGATAAGTATTGATAATCAGTTCAGTTGTCATTAGTCTTTTATCCTTTGTTGAAAGTCTGGTGAATTTTTGTCATTTATTATCTTAAAAATATTTTTATTGCCCTTTGGGCTTGTAATTGTTGATTCAATAACAGTATTGTCTTTGGAATCAAACTTAAATTTAACCTTTTTATTAGTAGTTTTAGATTTTTTAGAATGATACTGCTTTTTCATAATTTTATTTTACCCCCTTTTAAATCGGGTAAATTGTAGCACATAAATTTAACAAAGAAAGTGAGGAAAAATGAAAATTAAAGAAATTAGAGAACAATTAGGTAATGATTTATTTGGCACTATGGAATGTGAGCATTGTGGAAATGTTCAAAAACTTGTAGGGTATGCAGATAATTATTTTTTTACTAAAGTATTGCCTGCGTATCATTGCCAAAAATGTGGTAAAAACAGAGCTGGAGAAATGAACAATGCTAACAACAATTAACGCTATTTACAATTTTGCAATACTTTTGTTTATAAGTATGTGCAAGATACTTATATCACTGCTTATCTTTTGCCTTGCGGGGGCGGTGATTTATGGAATTGGCAAAGCACTATTGGAAAGGATGAAAATAAAATGAATTTTAATCTAAAAAAAGAGTGGTTTGAAAAAATTAAATACGGTGATAAAAGACATGAATATAGGGAATTAAAACCATATTGGAACAAAAGAATTAATAAATTAAAAAAGGGAGATATCGTTGTATTTTGCAAAGGCTATCCTCAATACATGGATAGTGAAAATATGTGTGCCGGCATAATAAAAGATATTAATTTATTAAAAAATGGCACAAATACAGATTTAAAAACCAATAAGCCTGTATGGGATATACACTTTGAGCTATCGAAAAACGATGTCAGATAAAAGAAGCCCAATAACGGGCTTCTTTTGGAATTTAGGAGTTATTTATTTTTCTTCCTTGCTATACTTAATACGTTTTTTAGCATTATGATATGCCCTCTCAGAAGCTTCGCCGCAATAATCGGGATCTTCAAGATAATTCTTAGCCATCTTTAAATAATCTCTCGATTCTGTTATTACATTGCAATAATCAGAATAGAGCATATTTACAACATAAGCATAATCATATTTTGTATATTCTTTTTTATCAAAATCGATTTCGGATAAACGAGCAACATCTTCAACGCTCCACTTTGCACCGTCGCCTTTATCGCCTACCCACTCAAACAAGTCAACAGCTTCCTCATACATTTCAGCTGTGCCGATGTGGCAACCGTATTCCTGTTCGCATTCGTACTCGGTTAATGCTTCGTATGCTATATCTTCCATTTTTTCAAAGAAAATCATCATCATATCTTCTGCGATATTCGGGTATTTTTTCTTTAAAGAATTGTATTTGTTTATTACTTTATTCATAAATGCCCTCCATTTAAGCATTGCATTTGCAACAAGGAGTATCAAACAGAATTACGTAAGGAGTGTCGTTATTTGGCGGCACAACGTAAGCACCTCTTGACCTTCTTGGTATATGGTTACTTAAAATTTGTAAAGAATATTTATTTAAAAGGCTGACGGCTGTACCGTTTACAATAACTTGAACAGGCAACGGCGCACCTGATACACGGTTTGAAATGCAACCGTTAACTTTTAAATTAAAACATTCTAATGAGCTTATATTTGTTGAATTTGTAACGGTTAAGGCGACATTTGTCTCTGTTACCGTAACATTTTCTACGCAGTGAGTATTATTTTTGCAATTACACATTTTTGTTTCTCCATAAGTTATATATTTTGGAGAGTAAGAGGGTTTTTAAACCCTCTTACTTCCGACAAATTACGCAAAGTTGCCACAACCTCCGCATCCGTATGCATTATAATAATTTGCAGCCTGATAAGGTGAGCAAGTTATATATGCAGGTATAGGGCAAGGTCTTAAAGTGTTAATAATATTAGCACTTTGAGCCTGTTGTGAAAGTTGGAAATTTGCAGATTGAAGACCAGTAGTTAAATCTGCGATTCTCTGGTCTTTTGCATTCATTTCCATACTGCATAATTTGTCTAATATTTTTTGCGTGTTAGCAGTAGCGTTTGTTGTTATTGCACAAGTGTTTTGCGCTGCTTCATAACGTACTGCATCAATGTTTCTGTTTGTTTCATAGCAACATTTAGCATCTTCAAAACGGTTCTGCAAAACTTCTCTGCCAAGACCGTTAAAGCCTTGAAGCATAGTTGTGTTTTGAGCATAAAAACCGTCACAAAGTCCGTTACTGATTCCGTCAAGTTTTCTTAATACTGACTGAGTGTCAAAACCTTGCTGCAATTCTATTTGGGTTAAACCGTTGCCATTTCTGCCCCAGCCATTGTTTCCAAAGCCAAAAATAGCAAAAAGAAGAATTACCCAAATCCACGCTCCGCCACCAAAGCCATAACCGTCACCGTAGCCGTAACCGTCACGTCTATCGGTAACTGCCGCGATGTCCGCTGCTGATAATGGTTCTTTTTCCATTGTTTACCTCTTTCTTTTACTGTGTGTACTACTTTTAGTCACGCCCTCGCTCGTAGTGTTTACATACAGCTAAGCGGTAAATCACGCCATCTTGGCGGTAACATCCTCAAACGTGAGGGTATTATATTTTCAATCCGAATTGACTTGCTAATTGGTTTAAATCAATCCCTTGATTTTTTGCAAGATTTCTTGTATATTGTTCAAGTTGTTGAGGATTTTTACCCTGAATAACCTGCATAATTTGTCTATACTGCGGATGATTGCCCATTAATTGCTGAAGCATCATCATAGGATTTTTGGAGTTTTGCATCATACCTATAAGCTGCATAGGGTTATTTAGCATTTTTACCCCCTTTATTTTCTATTTCTTGCGGTTTTTCTTGCAATAGAGAATATAAACCGTCAATCTTTCTTGCAAAACCGTCTATTTTGTCATTAAGCGTTTTAAAATCTTTTTCGTATGTATTTATACTCTTTTCGTCTTTAACCTCGTTTAACGGCTGTTCCTGCTTTGTAAATACAAAAAATTCAGCTTCTGCAGTTTGTTTATTTGTCTTTTTTAAGTAAATTTCATTTTTACCGGCATTGTAAAATAATGTTGGAGTTCCAAACGCATCAACAATATACGCTTTTGCCTCTTCAATAGTGCTAACAGGAATTGTCTGTAATATTTGAGTAGCGGCTTGCTGCTGGGGGGCTTGCTGTGCCGGCTGTTGAACTTGCGGCATCATCTGTTCATACTGTTGTATTCGCTGTTGTGCATTAAACATCGGCTGATAATAGCTTGGATACATTCCGTAATTCATCATAAGAATAAATCCTCCATATTTTTATTATGAAGGATTTTTTTAATTAAAACTGTACAGTTTTTATTTGAAAATAATATAATAAAGCTTAATCAGAGCTGAATCTTGAATATTATAAAATTTGCGTTCAGAAACATTTAATTTGTTCGCGGTATTTGCCACCATTCTGTCTTCAGCAAAAGTATATATGATTAACCATTTTTCATCTTCGTTTAGGTCAGGATGATTGGCTAAAGCTCTTATTTTTTGTGTTTGTTTAGTTTGGTACAAATTCTTTAAGTATTTTTTTACTTTATTTTTCATATAAATTTTTTAAATCAATCTTTTCTTTCCCGCTTTTAAACCACCCAAAATTAAACGCAACCCCGCACCGATACAAGATTTGTATATATTTAGGCGTTTTAGGGCAATCTGCAGCTTTAAGCATTCTATAAAAAAAGTTATTAATCCAATGACCTGAAACATCTACAACCTCCAAAAATTTAGGTGCTATATTTTCACATACAATTTTGTCTTTATGTACCCTCAAATATCTCAACATTTGTAGTTGCTTTTTATTTAACTTAACTCGCACCACTTGATGATACTTACATCCGACATCGTGCCCGTGAGCACATCTTATATCCCAGTCAGCAGAATTTATCCACGTAAAGTTATCAGTTGTGAATCCTCTCCAAGCAAGATAAATATTTCCGTCATCATCCTGAAAGAGTTCATTATCAATGAGTTTATACATTCCTTTCTGCGGAAGTTGTGCTATTCTTGCTGCTGCTGTTAAAAACTTGCCCATATACTTCTAAAATCTCCACGTAAACTTAAAACTAAACCCTTTTGGTGTTATCCTAAAGTTTTTTAACAAGCTCCAAAAGTTTTTCTTTGATTGCTTCTTTTGCTTTTTCAATGAATAAATCCTTTTTTTCTTCAAACAGTATTAAAGCTTTTTCTTTCAGTTCCGGAAGTTCTAGGAGGATATTCTTAACAATCCCCTCTAAGATTTTTTTACGCATCCATTTAAGCATTGTTTTCACTCCTTATGACTTTGTATACTTTGTTTCCTTTATAAAACTTGAGCTTAGACTTAACCCAGTTACCCAGTTTGTCAGATAAGTAGTATAGTTTTTGTGTAAGCTCCCCGTTTTCTGTTACTGTATAGACATCAAGCTTGCAATTTTTCAACAGACCTGTTGCCCTATTACCATAACTGGTTGTTCTAGTCACTATATGTACCCCGAAAGATGGGTTACTCTGCTGTATCGGCTGTATTTTCATTTTCTACCTCTTCCAGTACTACACCAAATGTCTCACTTTCCACTACAATAACTGTGCCTGACTGTTCTTTATATCCTTCTGCCGTTACTATATAGTAAACTTCACTGCCGTAAGGTACTGTTATGCTCATTTGTTTTACGCCATTGATTGTAACAACAGCTTCTGCGGGTGTTGGATTAATTGTAATTGTACAGTTTGTTAGATACCTGTAATCATTTGTTTCAAAAAATTCATCCAGCTGTTCTTTTGTAAATCCGAGAAGAGTTCCAACTACATCTATATACGGATTGCCGCGGTAGAAGTTATTAGCTTTCAGTTCTATTTTTAACGCCTTAATATCAATTGCCGGTGTTTCTTCTGATAGTGCTTGCGCTTCAACAAGAGCAATAACATCATCAAAGTCTATTCCTTTGGCCTTGTAAATAGCACGTTCAACATCCGCAGCAGTAAGATTTAACATTGCTATGCGTTCCGCTTCTTTTTGTGCTTGTTTTTCTTCCCAAGCTTCGTCTTTTAAAATGTATTGTTCGCCGTCCAAAACATACTCTTCGTCAGTTTCTTCAATTCTATCAATACTATAAAGAGTAGTATCTAGTGGCTGTTCTGTGTAGAATTTTATTTTTTCGTCTTTATAACCTAAATACATAGTTAATTACTCCCTTCTGCGTAGATAAATCTAAATAATTCAGTTGCCCCAGTTAAGCTATAATTAATTACTACTTTTTTACCTTTAGGTACTTTAAGCATAATCGCATTACCATTGTTACCTCGAGGCGTCCATTCAATCGCCCCATACTCGATTGCCTCTATCGTTTCTCCCGTTGTTTCCCCATCTTTTAAAGCAAAGATGACACTATATTGATTGTCTGCACCAGTTTTTTTTTGTAAGTAATACCACCCATTCGCAGGAGCCGTATAAGTAGAACCACTAGCCCCAAGTTCTAAATCAATATACCTATTACTAGGAAATCCCCAAGAGCTGTTTTTGTCTACCTTTGTTTCCTCAATCCTTCCCAGATTAGCCAATGGCGCATTCTGAGCTACAGAAGCTACTAAGAAGTATAGCGAACCATTGCTTTTAGCATAGATAAATCTAAAAGATTTAGTGGCACCGCCCACACTATAACCAATACTTATAACATCACCTTTTGATACAGGGGCAAGAATTTCGGCGTCATACCCAGCTGCTGTAGGTTGTGACGTTAATGTATATTTGATATTTCCATTTGAGTCTTTTATTACTGGAGTTAAATACTGACCTGTACTTGAAGAAAGTTTTTGTATCCAAAACCACCCATTCGCAGGAGCGGTATAAGTTGAACCACTAGCTTTTAGCTCTAAGTCATCATATCTATCACTTAACAAGTCCTCACTACCATTTAAAGTTGGCACTGTCAATATTTCTGCCACTGTGTCCAGCTTCCAATCATACTCTGTCACAGTTTCATCAGTTGATAACTTAACTGTAACCCCACCACTTACCCCGCGTTTTGTGTAACTTCCACCTGATGGCAGTTCAACAGTTGTACCGTCTGCAATTTCCGAATTGTACTCAACAAGAGCAGCTTCATAAGCTGTCGGATACACACTTTTTGAAAGGGTAGAACCGCCTAATACCCAGCTTGCATTATATTGCTTAGCCTCTGAATATTTAGCATCAAATAAAGTATACGGGTTAAGAGACTCAATGTCGTTTCTGATGTTAACTTCTGTTTCTTGACCGGTTGCAAGGCGGATAACACACGGGTATTGGATTGCTTCTTCCTGAACGGTAGTATTGTTGCCGTAGATTGGGTTGGAATGTGAGGCGTCAATAGAAAATCCTGCCTGATGGGTATTTGTTTGAGATGCTCCAGCAACTCCTGTATCTACTACGTAAGCATTTATTGCACCAATAGGCCTATCAGAACCAATAACCCACCCGTTAATAGTTCCCCCTGTTATATTCGGCAACCCAGCTTCTACCAACAAGCCAGCGTTCTGCAAATCAAATACGCCCTGAATATTAATAACAGCAGGAAGCCTTAAAGTGCCTGCGGTTTCATTAAGTACAAACTTACCAACTTGCCCGTGGTCGCTCGCCTCTTTTTCGGCCTGCCATTCTTCCTCTGTGCAAAATAAACTAGGTCTTATCGCTTTAAGTTTCTTCAACTCATTAACCGCACCCTGTAAGTTTGCGTTAACAGTCAACAGCTGTCCGTTGAGATAGTAATCTAAGCCTAGTGACTCATCAGCGTAAAATGCTGGGCGGATGGAGAGGAGAGGAAGGCCGGTTCCGCCACCGAGTTCTACTTTCTGCCATTTTGTTGTATCGGTTAGAGGATTGCCGGTATTCGCAGCTATTAAAGATTGATATATACTCTTTTTCTCGCCAACAATCCCCGTCACCCACTCATTTAGCCCGTAGGTTTCCGTAGATTTATAAACCCTGCAATCATACTGCGTATATTTCAGCTTGTTATTTGCATCGGTAATTATTGAATTGTTTACCGGAATATCATTTATATAATCTACAATCGTATTCGCATATTTTAGGTTTTTGCCAGCCGCATCTAAAAGATAGTTAAGATTCGCACCACCTAAAATATCGGGTACATCAGTCTCATAACCGTTTGCGATTTTATTTGTATCGAAATTCTCTTTTTCCCCGCCAAAACTCTCAGGCAGCAAGTTCGTTGGTTTCGTTGGTTTGTCCATCCGCCGCTCCTTGTATGTTTAAATGTCTTATTCCTACACCAGTTCCTAAAATATCTGTGATATCATCAAGCAGAGTGTTCGTTTGTATGATGTTATCCCCAATCAGGGTAATATCAAGAACCATAGGCTCAACTTTCTCAATCAACACCTTATCTGCAAAACTCATATTTTTTATAATGTAAATATTATTTTCTCGTGTGCCTTTTGTCGTGTTATAGCCTATCTTTGCGTAAATTCTTCTTCTGAATAATTCATTAGATAAATCAGCGGTCTGACCTATTGTTTGATTTTTGAACCAAAAATATTTAACGGCATTGACATCATCATTATTTACGCTAAAAAAGCGGGCTAAGTTAAAGTAACTGCGTGTCGTTCCTACAAGCCAGCCGATATAATCAAGATATTTCCCCTCGGCTTTATCAATATTTGCCATATCAAGCAAATACTCTGATACTTTTTGCAAATTATTGTAATCATTTCCGATACACTTGCAAAACAAAAGATAATCAGGGTTTGCCCTTAATTGAGATATTGAGTATTCCTGCATTTTAATGTAATAATCATTCAGTAACATTGATTTCCCCTATCTCGCCCTTTTCAATGTCTGAGATTTCAATTACATCAAGCCAATCTAAGCCGTTTTTGCTTACTTTTATTGATTTTGTATAATCAACCCCTTCTACTGCATCAACAAATTGAATATACTTATTTGCGACAATATCATCATCCATTTTTGGATTAAAATTATTTTTAATCGCATTTTCAATATTTGTTTTAACCTGCGATAAATAAACATTGTCATTTAAAGCAACCTGAACCTTAAAATCAATATCAACTAATTGTGTGCGGGAAAACTTAATTGTTTCCTTGCTGCCTTCGCTGTCTTCAAGCTCTATTGAAATCGAGCCGACAAGCCCTATGCCGTCTTTCAGGTGCTTAAAAATCACCCCTGCAATTGTTTCATCATCATAAGCAGAACTTATAACAATATTCATTGAATGAAGCGGCACATCGCTATATTTTGGCGTGTTTCGGTTTTGCCTTACATTAATATTTTTTGCACTTTTATCAATCGCATAAGGAAGCAAATATTTTTTAATCCCGCCCTCTGTGTCAGAATTGGCAAGGGATTGTGTTTGCTCCCATTCATAGCGAAATTGCGCGTTATCCTGATAATCCTGCCCGATTTCGATTTGATTGCCGCTTGAATAATATACCCCGACAACATTAGCCGGTGCTGTTATAATCTCGCATAATGCCTCATCGGGTAAATCAATTGCCCCTAACTCTTCTGCTGTAAATGAGCCAACTCCTTTGCCGTTTTCGCCAATCTGGCAATCATCATTAAGCTTAAACTGGTCTTGAGTTGATTTATTTCTAAATAAAATTGAGCCTTTAGCTGCTACTGTGTTGGGCGTTCCCTCGACTGTTCTTTGAACAACCGTATAGGTTGCATAAGTGCGTTCTAAACCAATCAGCTTATAAAGCGCATCTTGATATTCATCCTCTGCAGTATTTGGATTCATATTTTTATCACGAAATAAAAGCTCCTGCTCGTAATCCATAGCAACAAGGCTTGAAACGGTGCAGATATTACCTATAGTACTTTCTTTAGTAATCTGAAAATCATTACCAAAAGTCGGCTGCATTTCAGCCGTCCACGTTCTTAAAAAATCCTCTAAAGTATCAGGTGTTAAACCTTTTGAATTATACTGCACCGGTTACACCCTCCACGTCAAATGTCTGACCGCCAGATAAAACAGTGGCTTTAACTTTATACACTTCTTCGCTATCATCAAAAGAAAATTTTAAAACTCTGTCAACACCAAAAACTTCATTTATTGCAGATTTTATCTGTGCTTTTAAAATATCGAGATAAGCACGCAAACCGCCTATGATATCAACGCCTTTGCGGTAATCCAAAATCCAATCACCGAGCAGGATTTTAATGCCAGTTTTAATATGCTGTTTTATACGGTTTTCACCCTCTACGGTTTCAAAATCACCGTTTTTGAATGATATGCGGTTGTTGTCTGTTAATTTTAAATCTTTCATAACTCAAGTATTGCAGATTTAAAATCGGGCTTTTTTAAATCACTCCCCCTGTCGGATTGCCTTGATTGCCGTTTGAGTGGGTGTGTTCTAAAAACAATTTACCGTCTATTGTGGTATTTGAGCCTAAACTAACGCTTGAGCCTGTTATAGTGATAGAACCGCCCGTTATGGTTATATTGCCGTTTGTGATATTAACCTTTGCACTGCCGTCTTTTAGCCCGATTTCTATATCGGCATTAGTTGGATAAATAAACGCCTCATTATCAGGAATAAACCCGAGTTCAAAGCAACCGTCATTCAGATTATGACATCTATCATCACCGTTATAATTTGTATCGCCTTTTTTGTAGGCTTCAATAGATTTGTCATAATAGCGGATTGTACCGTAATCACCCTCTTTTATACCTAAAAAGATATAAGCTCTTTTTGTTTCATCCCGTTTTATAGGTACATTCGGGGCTATTCCGTCAAGAATCTCATCATTACGAAACACAAGCACATCAACATAATTGCCATAAACCTTTTTCACCTGACAGGGCAGGGAACAATTTATACTTTCTTTTAGAGCCTGTATGATTTTATCAAAAGCGTTGTAGCTGTTATTTTCTTCAAACACAGTAAATCTCCGTTTCTGCAACTGTACCGTAGTTGTTGCCTCTGTGCCTTACTTTGTAAATATACTTTGTCCCCTGCAAGCGTGTACCAAAATCACAAAAAGCCCACGTGCCCGGATTTAAAAACGGCAAAAGTCTTGTTTTTATCATATAACCGTTATAGGTTTTTATAATTTCTGTTTCCTTTATGCCGGCAATGCCCTTTTTCTTGTTGGCTTTTTGAATAGTTTTAGTTTTTGTCCTAAAATTATCGTTTTGCCTTTCAGGTGTACTTGAGTTATCGCTGTTTAAGGTAATTCCGTAAACTTCTTCCGGTTCTTCTTGCGTAAAGATATAAAACATCCCGTTGATTATTTTCCATTTAAAACCAAGCAGCTGTGCAAGTCCATTTAAGACATTTACGGATTTTTCGCGATACTGTCTGCCCATAATGTCTTTATGCTTAATATCTGCGATTGTCCCAACCGGAATGCCAAAAGTTTCAATGCAATCTTTTAGTATGGTTTCTGTTGATACAGTACCGTAGTAGGTTTTATCCATTCTGGAGTCTTTGTATTCTGATAAACCGTCAATAAGCGTGATAACGGTTTCTAAGTCGTTCTGTCCTCTGCGCCCTGCGTTTGCGTCCTGCTTTAAAAAACCTTGATTTGAGGTTAAAATAGTGCCTTTAGCTTTTTTAAGGGCTTTCAATGGATACCCTCTAAACATTAAAGCATATTCGTCATTGCTCCACGCTGCATAAAGTTCAAACGCATCAGCATTATTCATTATGTTTGTATAGGTGTTTTCTGATAAATTCCATATAGTAATTGTGCTTTCATTCGGCGCGCCGTCATCGGTTTTTACTATATCAAAGTCCATATCAAGACCGCTTTCACGGTCAACCCAAAACCGCCCTGTTTCTTTATCTTCCTTAAGATTGTCGGCAATACGGATGTTAGCCCCGCCTATATCAAGCCGCAAGCGAAAATTCAAATCAGGATTAACAGAACTAACCGCCACTCCTGTTTTTAATACTAATGTTTCTTCTGCTTCAACTACCATAAATAAACCCGAACTCCTCGCCGATTGTGTCTAAATCAGGATCATAAGTTTCACCGTTCAAATGTACAAACCTCAAATCCTGCGGTAATAATCGTCTGTCTGTTCTAATTTTTAAACCGTTGACTAAGGCTCTACCCAAAACAATCGGCTGCATATCCGCGTCATAAAGCCAAAGATACGCGGTATTGTCGTAATCGTTCCATTTGACAGTGAAGTTGAATAGGCGGTCGTCAAGGGTGACTGTTGATGAAATATTTGGGTTGTTTTTAAAACTATTCCCAAGCTGTAAAATTTGCATTATTCTTCACCCCCAAACCATTTGCCAACGCCTTTAGCCACATTGCCATCACCCAAATCACTCAAATGAGCCCACATTGATATTTTTTTATTCGGGGTTAAGTTATTATTTGGATTAGCAGGATTATTAACTGTATTTGGTGTATTAACATCTCCAATTCCACCTGCATTATTTCCGATAGTACTATCGGAAACCCTTTGCGGTGCTTTTCCTATGGTTATCGGAGTTAGCTCAACGCTTCCGATATGGACTTTTTTAAGTTCAAGCGTATAATCCAATCCGCTTATTGCGCCATTAACAGCAGGGGTAAAATTTTGCAAAACTACATTTTGCAAGTTTTCATCACCGATAACTATATCAAATACCATTTTGCTTTCTCTTAAAGCTGTTAAATAGCCTTTAAATTCTTGATTTGTATATCTTCTGCCGTCTTGCAACCCACAATCTATACTTAATATCTCAGGTAAGTTGTGTAAAACTTCTTGAAAACTCATCCCGTTTTCAACACGTCTATCCGGAGCTTCTGATTGATAGGTTTCATTATGATTAAATACAACATCAATTTCTAAAATATTGTTTGTTTTTTGCTCTTGCTTTGATTTTTGCGTGTTTGCATAATCTATCCCACCTTTTAAAACTTTAGAAAACCCGCTTACAAAGCTGCCTACATTGATTGAACCGTTCAGCATAGCATCTTTCATCTGGGTAACACCGCTATAACCCATAGCAACAGCCTGCTTGTCAAGTGCTGGGGCAAAGCCTAAAAACAAATAGTCTAATGCTGCCTGATTAGTTATTTTACCGTCCGCCATAAGTTGAGCCAAACCAATAGCCGAAAATTTACAGGTCATATTTTCGGCAGTTTGCATATATTTGCCTAAATCAGCAAATGTTGCACCCGGATTTTGAATCGCGCCTTTAATCGTATTAGGCGCATTTTTTAAAGCAGAAGTAAGTTTACCCTTTAACGATTGTTTTGTCTTCGGGTCGGAGTTTACATCTGTTTTTTTTGGCTCATATGGTAATATAATTTGTGCATAGGTCATATTTATATTTTAATAATTTTGAAATCGGGATATTTATGTTATAGTAGGGCAAAAGGAGTTGTTATGAAAAAATTTTTAATTGTATTTTTAATATTGTTTTTGCCTTTGGCGTCTTTTTCTAAAGATTCATATATAGAATTATTAGACAAATTTTATTTAAATACTGATAGTGTTACTCCAAACGTTAAAACTGCGTCAATGAATTTTTGGGTAAAAATTATTAACGGCTCTAAATTTTACCCTGCTAACGTCAAAGACTCAAATTATGTTCTACAAAATTGGGAAATAAGCTGTCCGAACAAAACATTTAGTATTTTAGTCACTCATATTTATGACAAAAATTCCAATCCAATTGACAGCACATATAATTCATTTGTCAATGAAATAATAGTCCCTGATACAATGCCCGACATATTGTATTCTTATTATTGTCAAAAATAATTAAGCATATCCCATTTCATATTTTGTAAAGAATTTTTGTAAAACATCTTCTACATTTGCAGCTATAACTTCTGGTTGTGAATTTGGAGCTGTAATATTGATTGTAAGGTTATTTGTCTGCCCCTTTGTACTTGTACTATTACTATTAAATAAACCGCCCGAAGGTGCTGAAATTGTTGTATTAGGAATAAAATTGTCTTTTATTTCTTGCAATTCCCATAAGCCTTCTTTGTTTTGCTTAAAGAATGGTTGTTTTCCCTGCGCTCTCAATGATTTAACAGCTATATCTTTTTCTTCTGATGTTAAAGGTTTTATTGTATTTATTGCTAAATTTTGTTTTGTTTTTTGGGCATCCATAAATCTGCGTGTCATTGTATCAGCATCTTTATCAGTAAAAGTTAGCCATAAATCCTGTAAAATTAAAAACCAAGATACAACGCCCGCAAGAACTGTACTTAATTTTAATAATGGCAAACTCATTGCCCATAAAGCTTTTGATAGCAATTTTATTCCTGATAATATTTGTCCGCTTGTCATCATTGCATAGCTCATTGCTAAAGCCTCTGTAGCAGCACTTGCAACACCTGTACTTGTAGCAATATCCAATATCGCCCAATGCAAAGCTTTTAATGCCCTTATTGTATTAAAAATTACTTTTATTCCAAATAAAGTAATGATTAACCTTATATTTTTAATAATAACCGCCAAACCTTTACTAATTAATTTAATAAATTGCAAAAGCCCCTGACTTCTCAAAATCTTTGTAATATCCCTTACAAGCTGAGCTAACGCTTCGCCAGCTTCACCCTGCAAAATATTTGCTTGAAACTCCATCCAAGCTGTATTTAAATTTACAAGCGCAAAATCTAATGATTTAATATTTGCCTCAAACCCTTTTCCTAATTCCTGTTTTAACATTGCTGTAAATCTAGGTACAAATTCGTTGGCGTCAAGCCCAGCCTCAAGAAGTTTGTTAAATTCCTGTGTGGTTACACCCATAGATTTTGCAGCTATTTCAAAAGAACCCGGCAAAGCATTACCCATTTGACGGCGGAGTTCTTCCATTGATACCTTACCTTTTGAAAGCATTTGTTCTAATGCCAACAAAGCAGCACCAATTTGCTGTTGGTTAGCACCAATCCCACGCCCCGCAACTAAAACATCTGAAAACATACTCTGTATTTGCGGTTTTTGAAATCCCGCCATATTTGCGGCAGAATAAAAGTTCTTATATGCCTGTGCAGCTTTTGTAAGGTCTGTACCTGTTCTATATGCCTCACGTCTTAAATATTGCCAATCGTCCGCCGTACCTGTTAATCCTTGTATAGAACGCTGCAAAAGGTCAATTTCTCGTGTTGTTTTGATAACACTTCTTACCCCCTGAATACCAAAGAAAATGCCAAAGGCACGGCGAAAAGATTTTGCAAGTAAATCATTTGATTTTATTGCACGCTTTTGCTTGCGCTCTAAATCGTCAAAACCTTTTAAGTCTGCTTTTGTTACTATTTTTTGCACAAGTTCATCTAAGTATGTTGCCATAATTTAAGTGTAGCAATGTTGAAATCGGGTATTTTTGGTATAATTAAAGAAAAGGAATTTTAATTATGGCTACAATAGAACAAGAACAACAAAGATTATTTAGAGCAGTTTGGAGGCTTGAAATATCTCTAAGAAAAGTTTTAAAAAGAACTCCAATATGCACGCTTATTTTTGTTATGATGATTGCTATGGTTATTGTTGCACCATTGTATGAATTGTTAAAAGAGTTTATTTTTTAGTTTCCATAGCCTTTAGTTGCTCGTCCGCCTGTCTTACAAGCTCCTCATAATACATAATGAATTTTGTAGTATCCATTTTGTTTATTTCTTCTTCTGTCTTTGGCACTTTGGATTGAGCAAAAAATATTGCAAATTTAACTATTTGCTCCTGCGCTTTTGTTCGGGCTTCTTCGAGTTTTGGGCTTTTGCGAATAAGTTCACTGACTGAGCTACATCTTCGCTGTATGTCTTTACTAGTTCTGACAAAGACCCTGCGATATTTTTTGTAAATCCGTTCAAACTCGCCATAAAGGCGGAGCGCTCCCCCATATTTTCTACCGCCATTTTATAGGTTACGGTCATAAGCTTTAATACATCACCCGCAAAGTGTTCTTCTGTTTCTGTTCTGTCTAAAAATTTGCCATTAACTGCTATAGGGTAGCTGTCGTTATAAATAATCTCATTAATTAACCACTTCCACTCATCAACTGCAAAAATATCTTTAATACATTGATGGCGACCGAAAGAATCCGTATCTCTGAATGTCATAATATCAAAGCCGGTTGAAGTAAAGCAGGCGAATTTTAATTGAAATACAAGGGCTAGGGTTGTCAAGGCTTCGCCCGTTAGTGCGTTTCTTGTGTATTTATTGTTTCCATATTCAATGGTAAATTCTTTTGCCATTATACTAAATCCTCGCAATAAACAGTAAATTCTCTGTCCTGATCGTCGTTAATGCTGTTAATATTGCCAACATAAGCAGTGGTTGAGGTCAGTTTTTCACCTGTGTTATCATCCGTAAGCTGATAAGTCAAACGCGTTGCATTTTTGCCCCATAGCCTCAACTGCGCAAATATCGGGCTGTCAAAGTGAACAGTATGCCTAAAATGACGCATTTTGTCTGCACCGTGGTTTACCACAGTTATAACATCACCCTGCGCCCCTGCACGCTGTTCAACAAAATCCCCGCTGTATGTTTCTTCGCAAACGGTTTCACCGTAGTTTGTAATCGCCACACCGTTTAATATTGCGTTTCTATATTGCTTTCTAAATTCGCTCATTTTATGCCGCCTTTCCTAATAAGCTTTCCATTGAGGCTAACTCTGATGCTGTCGGGTCGATATTGATATTTATTTCAATTTCTTTACCTGTTTTTGCATCTCTTGCGTAAGCTGTAACTGGATATGTTTCAGAATTATATAAAGTCGGTGCGGTTTCTTCTAAGTCGCTTGGCTTTCCAACCGCCAAGTCAAAACCTTTGATTTCAGCGCCATCCGAATTAACCGTATTTTGCTTGATTAGTCTTTGTCCTGCTCCATTTGGTCTTTGCCCCTCAATAAAAATTCCTGATAGCATACTGTCTAAAATTTTAGCGGACATATCTTCATAAGGTTTTCTCTTCTTTAAGAAATCAATAGAACGGGCTTTCATTAAAAATTCAAGTGAGAATTTAGTGTATTTTTGTTTGATATCTTCTCCTGAAGCATTATTCATAGCGTAAATAATTGGGCTGGCATACTGTGAAACCCCTCCGCCGTTAATTGGATTAACTTCGCTGTAAAAGCCAACATTTAAGTTTTTAAGGTTTGTCATTGTGGTGCTGTCATAATCCTGTGGAGTTATTCCCGTTGCGGTAGCATAAACAATATCAAGTAATCCTAATTGAGATTGGGCCATAATAGAAGCACTTGCAGCAGCCAAACCCTCTGTATCGTCTGCGTGATAAAGAATAATAACATTACTGTTTTTCTGTTTGTTTAATAACTCTGCAATATTGTCTTCTGTATTATTTTTAATGGTTTCATCACTTGTTTGAGCAACCAATAATCTGTTATTTGATAAAGCCTTTGGAGCTGCTTTTGAAATATCTGTTACATCTCTGCTATCAATAACCAACTGCGCCCAGTTTGCATTAACTTTAACAAAATTATCAACTGCTTTTTCATAATCAGTTTCTGTAACCTGATACACCACCACATTATTTAGTTTTGATTGATCTTGAGTTGAATTTGTTTTTTGATTAAACATAGCTTCAATATCTTTAAAAAACTGTGTGTCGGATTTAAAAATAGTTTTTAAGGCATCATAACTTGAAATTTGAAAAATTTTATTTGCTGATACATTTACACCTGTAACCAAATCATCAGCCGTAAATTTTGCGGCATAGCCAACATTTCTAAAGAATGCACTGATATCAGTTACTTGTGCTTGGGTAAAACCGACCCTTAAAAGCCAATCTATTGGGATTCCTGTCATTTAATATCGTCCTCCGTTATTTCAAAATGTATATCATTATCTAAATCAATATTAACAGCGTGAGAAACGGGCAAATCGTAATGATAAACAATATCGTATCCAATAGTTAAATCAAACTCACGGCGGTAGGTGTAGCCGCCTGACACCGCCTCATCAAGCGGGCGTATTCCAGAGGTGTTATTTATCGCACAAACTTTTCTAAATAAATTTGTTGTTTTTAACAGTTGAAATTGAGTACGCAAATTTTCTAAAGAATTTTGCGCAAGTTTTTCTCTTTCTTCAAGATTGTGCCCTTTAGTTTTAAGCCCGTCAACATAGAGCGCGATTGTGATTGTACCTGTTTTATATTCCCTGTGCTCTTTGGTTAAAGAATTAGGTAACTGCCTCTCACTCGACCTTAAATCTTCGCTATCAGACACCCAAGTTAAAAGACAAAAAGGTTTTTTAGGCATTTCAAACTTTTGGGCAGACCAGTAAACTGTTTTAAAATCTTTAGGAAGATTTAAAGTAACAAATTCTTTTATTTTATTTTTAATTGTATCAGTTACACTATTCATCATCATTAACCTTTTTTATAATGCTTTCTCTCTGTTCCATAATAGTGCCTACTCCTTTAGGTTCAGAGGCTGCAACCTCATAAAAAGCATTATCCCGTTCAATTCTTTGAATAATATCTCCTGCTTTAATATCAACATTTTGAGAGTACATAATAAAAATGGAATCAATAGCGTCACCCGACAAAGATTTATCTAGTGCATACCCCTGAATTTTGACCGAACTTCTTAAACCCTGTACGGACACTTGAAAAGTACCGATTTCAGTTGATACATCGTCAACATATCTTTTAACCAAAATATTTTCGTGGTCGATTTGAGAAATAAGCGTGTTTATCATCAATGCACCTCGTGTTTGATTGCATAGTATAAATCGCCGTGCTGTATAAGAGGGGTACTGCTGCCTTTGTATTCTATTGTCATTTCAGCATTTTCCGGTTTAATCTCCTGTCCTGCAATTCTTTCTTTCATTCTCAATTCTGCAAGTTTTCCGATTTTGTCGTAAACCTCTTGCCAGTCGCCTGTTTTTTCACCTTTTGCGACATAATATTTGAAAGTTTCCGTTAAAATATCTTTTTCACTTTTTCTGTTAAAAATCCGTACAAAAGGCCGTTTAGGTATTTCAATTTCTGTACCCGCTTTAAGATAAAACCATTTTTCGGTACTCGGACTTTTAAACCTGCGTGTTTCTTGAACGGTTTGAGTGTTCCCAAATTCCTGAATGCAAGCATTCTTAATCAGAGTAAAGCCGTCTTTACCCACTACTTTTGCCCCATCGTCTTTATGTATTCCAATGGTAGTATTATGTTTCTCAAGATTTTTTAAAAACTTTGCTAAATTTTTTGAAGAAACCTCGCCTTTTTCGTATTTAATATAACAATTTACAGCCATACTTCCGCATTCCCCTTTAAATAAGGTTTTAATAAATCATCAATCACGCCGCTTGCAACTGTTGCAGGGTCTTCTAGCACTGCATCATCTTTAAATGTTATATCAGTATCGCCGACTTTCATTGATTTAATCGCTTGCAGGTTAGCAGTTCCGCTGCCAGAAGATGAAGAAGTCAACGCTAAATTATCCGCAAGCTCAATACAAGCCTGTTTAACAAGGTTTTCATCTGTTTCAACACCTGCAATTAAGCGGGGGAATTTTAAAGGCTGTGCTTCATCAACTTTAACTCCCTGATAATCCTTTTTATCAATCTCGCGAGTCGCATTGACAAGCAATTTTGCCTTTTTATCCTCGTCATAAGTGGACCAGTTAGAGCCGTATTTAACATTCAAATACTGGTCAGCTTCTTCAACGCTTGCGTATGAGTTGTAGTCTATATCATTTATTGTTATTGTCGTCAATGTTAAATTCCTTGTTGTAATAATCCTGTGTAATTTGTATTGGCGGTGTTTCTTCGCTCACATTTTCCTGAAACCACTCTTGATAAGTTTCAGATGTTTTAAATATGACTTTGCCAAATAGACAAAAGTTTTTGTTTTTTTGATAAATTAATTTATTCATAATTTTAAAAAAAGAGGGGCAAAGGTCTTACCCCTCTAATTGTTGTTGTTAGTTCTTCTTGCGCTTCGGAGTTTCTTCAATGTCGTCAATGTCATCAAGCGAGGTTTCAAGCTTTGTTTTTCCTTTTTCTTCAACTACCTTGTAGCCGTCAGTTAAATATTCTCCGAGCTTACTTTCGTCATAAATTCTATATACAACATTACCTTTTCTTACTTTTTTCATTTCAATTCCTTTCTATGAGATTTTATCCCATTTTGATTCTGTGAATGCGCCTGTGATACTATCCTCTTTTGCCTTATAAACTTCGTTGTTTTGTTTCACAACATCGCCCGTGTTATAAGTGTTAGATGTAACATAAGCAGGAACGTCAATATCGACTAAAATGCTGTCAATTTTTCCGTCAATGCCGTTAGGGAATACGAAAGTGTCCATAAATGAGCGGTTTTGATATAAATCGCCATCGCCTTCGGTGTGCTTCCCTGCGTTAAAGTAGTAAATGGATGAAATTTTAGGAACAGTTTTAACAGTTTCTACAGAAGCAAATAGTATATTAATATCCATAGCCTCATCATCCGGCACACAGCCGTCAGTGCAATCAAACAGCGTTTTCATTCTTTCGGTATCAACTACTTCAATCAAAGGAACCCCGTTAATCTTAGTAATCCTTGTTTCAACACCAATACCGTCTTCTGTTAATGTTGTATCATTGATGTTCAGCGTCTTTTCTTTTGAAATCGCGAGTAAGTCCATAATTTCAGAAACAACATAACCGACTAAAGAGCCTCTTTGTCTGTAATATTTTAATTTGCCGCTGCCCATTAGCTTAACAATGTTTGAATAAACATTATCAGCCGTATAATCAGACAACGAGTGGGCCTTAACAAGTCCTGTGCCGTTTAGTGCGTAATCTGCGATTTTTGAGAAGGTATAGCAATCAACCTCTGGTATTTGCTGAGTTTGCACAAATACTTGAGATACTTTTTCAACTGCTGCCGTTCTTGCTGTTTCATCTACATCAGCCTTATCTACTAAAAAAGATATATCTCTGTCGTGCGTAACAGTATAATCTTTGTCAGTTTGCGTAATAGTGCCTTTATTCCACCCGCCGTTTCTTGAATGAGCTTTAAAGCCTGATGTACTCATCTGTGTAAAATGGAAAGTTTTAGCACCTGTCCATTCTACATTGGATGTAATAAATGGTGAAGTTAAAGCGCCTTGATTAATAATTTCAATAATATTCGGGCTGTACTTCTCTGCGTAATTAAATGTGTTTGCCATATTTTATTCTCCTACTTGAATTTGTTAAATGAATGCTTGAAGCTTTTTAAAGCCAATCCGTTACCGCTGCCGTTGTTGCCTTGTGTATTTGGCACGTGGCTCGGGATTTTCTTTTCTACTTCTGTTTTGACAGTTTCATCAAACACTTTTTTGAAGTTATCCACATTAGCCTTTGAAGCTTCTAAATCCTTTTCTTTAATTAAAAAATCAAGAAAAGTATGTGATACTTCCTTTTCGGTCATATACTCTCTCAATTTTTCCTTTTGAATTGATAAAGCATTTTTGTCAGCTTCTTCCTGATATTTTGCTAAAGCATCTTCTTTTTCAGCTTTTAAGCGGTCGATTTCAGACAATTTTGCGAGTTCCGCCTGTTTTTCGGCTTCTGCCTTTTGGTCTGCAAGCTGCTTATCAAAAGCTGCCTTTTGCTCGCCCAATCTTTTTTGTACGATTTTGTCTAAATCTGCCTGCGTGAATTTTACCTCATCTTTTGGCGGTTCTTGTGGATTGCCTTGAGGTGGTGTGTTTGGATTTGGTTCTGTCATAATTTCTCCTTATTTTACGGTTAAGTAACCTAAGTTCATTATGGCAAATTGCAAATCGGGCATTTAATAATTAGAAATTCCACGTTTTTTGTTATATTCATAGCGTTTCTTGTTTGCTTCGTTGAGTTCTATTTTCCCCTCCTCGCCGTTATCTTCTGGGGCAAGTTCTAACTGCTCCGGTATATGGTCGCAACGGGGATGAAACAAGCCTTGCATTTCCGCTTCTTGAATTGTCATGTAGTTAGGTGTATCGCCTCTGATTGATAAAATCTTATTTTCAAACGGTGCACAAAGCTCACAAGTCGGGTGAATATTTAAATGTACAATCCTAACCAAATCTACGCCATACTGGATAGCGCGGGTAAAAAATGCCAATCGCTCAGCGGTTATAGTTTCGGTCATAGTTTTCATATTGATGTATTCAGCAATAGACCACCTTCTCCCTGCCCTGTCATAAAAAAATGATATGCCTCTTTGCATTAAGTCTGCTGCCAAATCTGCGCTAATCTTTTTAACTTTTTCATTATCGTAAGACACTGTGCCAAGTTGTTTTATTACATTTTCCGAGTTTGTTTTTATATTTTGAGCCGTTAGCGTAATATCTTCAACATCTGCCGCCTGTCGGTCGTTTACCTGCTTTTCAAAAGTATCAACGGTAATATTTTTGTCCTTAACCTCTGTAATGTTTTTTGCTTTCAATTGTTTATCTGCTTCATCGATTCCCTTTTGAGCAGAGTTGTAAAGCTGTTCTTCAAAGTCTTTAAAAAGAGAAGCAAGCCACAAAGAAATAAGCGCATCTCTAATTTTCCTATGTTTTTCTATTTCTTTATCTGTCGGGTTTTTGAGCATTAAAAAAAACGACTGATTGATTTTATCCATATAATCAGCCGTGCTGTCTGTGTTTTCCTCTATGTCCGTTTCAATGGTTTGCTTTAATTCTGTCATAATTTAATAAAACTTGTTTTACTTTTTGTACAAAGTTTAATTTTTTCTTTTTAGTGGGAAGTTTGTATTTTAATCTTTCTAATGTCTTAAAATCATAATATTTCCCATCAATATAAACTTTAACTGTTCTTTGACTAAAAGCGAAGTCCGACACCTCAAATAATAATTCTTCACAATTCTTTGCTAAAGCAATTTCTTCTATCCGATATCTTTTTCTTAATACCCTTGATGCTCTTCTTCCATATATTGAAGATCCCCCATTTCCCATTGAATGCGTATAAATATTCATTAGGCTCTCAACCTCCTATTATTCGCCTGCGGTATTTCCTCATTCTGCATTATTTCTTTTGTTTTTTTGAGTTCTTTTTTTTCTTCCTCTTCCAAAAGTTTTAACTCTGCTTGAACATCTTTTACGGTTTCCATTTTTGAAAGCAATGTTTCAAGAGAAATTGCTCCCTCTTTCCAAAGTTGTACATATTCAAGGTCTTGTGCGACATTTTCAGGAATATTAGCAAAGAATGTAAGTTCAATATCGCCTTTTTTGATTTCAAAGCTATTTACTGTATATTTGCCGATTAATTTCCAACGCTCTAATATTCCACGCTTAAAATAAACCGCTTTATCAAGTCTTAGATTTTCAAAACCTATAAGTTTATAAGAAATTGCTATACCTGATTGATTTCCGCCGAAGTTTTCGTCTGTAAAATCTGCAACATTGGTTATAGCAAAAATATCCTCACGCATCATATTGCGCAGCTCTTTAAATGAACTTACATCCAGCTTTTTATAAATATACTCGGCTTTTGTGTCTTTTTCCCCTGAGTCGGATTCAACCCCTAATACACTTGTTTCGTTTAACTGTTTTCTATCTTCCTCCGATAGCCGGAAATTATAAAAAATCAATAATGCATTAGCGATACTTTCAAAATCATCAAATGAGCAGGAATAAAGACGGCTGTAAGCGCTTAACATCTCGGTAACTTTTTCATAGTCGCCGGTCATCTCATCATTGTTTTTATAAATGATGACAGGAAAAACCCCAAATACATTGGGGATTGTTTCGCCCATAGAAATAATCCTGCTTTGCGCTGTAAATTCTTGAATAGAATCAGCTGTATAAATATATCCCCGCTTGTAAGTTTCCTTTGTCTTTGTTTTAACCTCTGTGTAAGTGATAAAACAGATTTTATCTTCAAGCAAAGTATCATTTACAACTAAAAAAGTTTTTAGAGGGTCAAGCCGTTTATAATAAAGCTCTTTTGTTTCTTTGATTCCTACAAGCTCGTACGCTATTCCAAATTTTGAGCAATCTTTAGCTAGTGATTTGTTTTCGATTTCTTCAATGTCATCCGCTTGCAGTTCTTCAATTGTTTTAGAGTTAAACCCGTCATTAAATTTATAGCTTATTGGTTTTCCGATAAAATAATTAACACTGTTATTTACAATCATACTTGCAAGATTGACATGGATTTTGTTATCAATACGCTTTTTCTTGCTTATTTTTGCTTTTTGGAGGTCGTCAATGCCTTTGTAATAGCTGTTTAGTTCTTCAAGCTGTGGTTTTATATCGTTCTCAAATTGACTAAGCCAATCGGCGACATTTTCTCTATTAATCTCTGTCTCTGATGATATGATAAATTTTCCCATATCCTCATTATGACAATGTGTAAATCGGGCTATTACAACCCCAAATCAGAATAAGCAGTAAGCCCGCTTCTGCCTTTTAGTTTTCTGATTACAGAAGCTGCACTATCAGGGCTGTCATCGTGTGCTGCGTTTTCATCATAAAATTTTATTTGCCTAATGTATTCCTCATCGGTTTCTTTGATAAAATACACATCTTGCCAGTTTGTGTACAAATAAGTCATAATCTTGTAATGCTTGTTCATATGCTCGTGATAGCTTGTAAATCCGTTGTTTTTAGCGGTGTAGCCCTTATCGTCATTGTTTTCGGTAATAATTGTTTTAACAAGATATTTGTTTTTAAAAGCCTTAATTTCATCAATACAATCATCAATATGCTTGTTCCACTTTTTGCCAAACATAATAATGCGTTCTTGATTATCGACCTTAACAAGTTTTGCAATAGTAAATGCCGTGCTATCTTCACCGCCAAAACCTTTATCAATATGTCCTATGCCGTTATGTATCAAACCGCTGTCATCAATAAATCTTAAACCTTTAAATTTAGTATTGATATTTGCATCAGGCTCTTGCTGCCTTTGTGGATAAAATACCAACGGGGAACGCTCACGCTCGTTTATTAGCGTTTTTGTTGATACTTTTTCCTCCCAAATAGATTTCTCGTCAACTAAAGCCTTAATGCAAACTTCATCCCAATCCTCTTTATACCTGTCTTTTTCTTCTTGTGTTAATCCCGCTCCAAATTTGCCCTGATTTTTTATATAACCTGTTAAATCTTCTTCGTGTAAGCGTTGCATAACAAGAATAATAGGAACATCTGAACGTCTTAAACGTGTGGTTAATTTTCTTGAAAAATATTCAGTTACTAAATCCCTTTTTGTTTCATATATCTCATCACCCGCCTTCATTGGGTCATCAATAATCATTGCACCGCAAAATCCCTCAACTGCGGGATTTCCTGCATCTAAACCGGTAATTGTGCCACCGATTGAGCCTGCTGTCAAGCCTGCTTTACCAACAGCACCGTCTATACTCCAATTTGCACGGCTTTTTTTGTCTTTCTTTAGTGTGTAATCCCATAAAATGATAAAAGGCTCACTATTTATAATCTCGATAACTTCACTGGATAACTTTTGTATAAGTTTATCAGAATAAGAAGTATAAAGATGGCAGATGTTTTTATTACGTGCAAAAGTCCATGATATAAAGTATTCTACAATTTGAGATTTACCAAAGCCAACGGGGAGATTAAGCAAAAGATTTTTAGTTGTTTTATATTTTGCAATTGCTTCCAGTTTTTCAATAACTTCATCGTGAAATGATTTAAAAGTAAAATGTGCACCGGTTGTAAAATAGTGCATTACTTTAATAAAGGCTTTCAAAGAGTTTTCGCAAATAATTTTTAATGCAGCCTGTTCTTGAACTGTTGGAAAATCTTCTAAAAAATCTCTCATAAGCTACAGTTCTTTAAGTTTTTTCAATACATCATCAACAACATTGTTATTAACAATAATAGAGGTTGATTGCTGAGTATTATCGATTTCATAAAATCCAATATGTTTGGCTATCAAATCAAGTGCCTTAACTGCACCTTGACTATCAAATTTATATAAAGGTTCGCCACAATCAGCACCCTCGTGTTTCCATTCTTTATCAACCCTATCAAAATACATAACTGGCACATTCTGCATACAACGGTTTTTAACCTCAATTAAATCTTGTAAAATTTCATCTTGCGTTATTCTATTACGCTTTTTTATCCCTTCTTGCAACTCTTGAATATACTTTTGAATGTCAGGTTTTGTCAGGTTTTCGTTTGCAATACTTCTAGCAGTTTTTTCGCTATAACCTGCTCTTATAGCGGCTTGTGTAGCATTCAAATCTATTAAATACTCGTTACAGAATTTCTTTTGTTTATCGTTTAGCAATCTTTACCGCCTTTTTAAGTTTCACACCCTGTCTTAATAACCTCAAGAGCCTTATATGTATTTTAAGCCTTTCGCCAATAGGCATATTTTGCGTGCCGTCAATTTCAAGCAATATGTTATCTTCGTCTTTTGTGCATTCAAAATCAAAATGTATAACAACCCCGTCTTTTAATAATCGCATATCCCCCAAATTTAGCTTTAATTGATAATGATAAAACTCATTTGCTAACTGCCCGTAGACTTTTTGAAGCGTTTTGTACCTGAATATATGCTTTTGATTGCCTTTAAACGCTAAAATGTTGGCTCTTATTTTGTCGGACTTCTTATAAGTCGGTACTTTATACCGTACTCTTTTAGGTTTAACTGGCAAGACAACAGAAGCACTCATACTTATATTATAAGCGCTTTTTGTATCGTTACGATATAACGATTAGAAATATTTACATTTTTTCATGAAGTTTTGTAAAATTTTACTGTGCATGCCTGATAGACAAGTTATAATCAAAAGCACTCAAGACAATACGTTCTATTTTAATAGCCTGTTCAAGATAGTTTTTAGGGTGTTGGTTGCGTTCTTCCAGCTTTTGATTAAGCAGCTTTTGTATCTGAGAAGCTGTTAGATTATCTTCTTGAATAATCTCGTTGATAATAAGGTGAATTTCATTATCTACATAAATTCTTATAGGCTCACGGTTGCCGTTATCTTCAATATCAATATAATAAATAACCATTGGGTCTAAAATTCTAAACTCTACCTGTGCATCAATCGTAATGTTATACGGGATAACTTTATCATTCTTTGATTTAACAGAATGAGCATTAAGAAAATGTACTTGAAGTTTTGTATTAACTTTGTCAAAAGATTGAATTATAGGAAGTTTAAAGCAAATACCGGAGTTAGTGAAAATTTTACCTGGTGTTCCGAAAGTTTTGCGGATAATGTTGTAGCCTTTGTCGCAATAGATTATGGGGGTTAATAAATCAAATATATTATAAATGTTTTGCATCAATAGTTCAAAAAGTTTGTTCACATTCCACCTCAATATTTTTTATTTTATTCTCTAAATTCATCTGATTTATTGGCTCATCAAACCGCCATTCAATAAGTTTTATCTTATTTTCGCCACATAATTGTCTTTTTCTATTATCAAGCTCTTGGCGTTTCTTAAAACCTTCCTTGCCGCCAAAATGCTCAACCACTTTATAATGTTGTTCTCCTTGATATTCAATACCTATTCTCAAATCAGGAATATAAATATCTAAAGACTGCAAGCCTAGCCAATCAGAATGATACTGATAAATAGCTGTCGGGTAATGTTGATAAACCAATCTAAATAATTCTAACTCGGATTTCCATTTTGATTTAATAATCTTTCTTGCAATTAAATCCTGTTTTATCAAATTATATCTATCTTTGCATTTTTCTTTTAATACATCAGCAAAGGTTTTAAAATTATATATCTCGTGAGCTTTTACAAATTCTTTATTCAAAAAATTTCTTAAGTTTTCATATTGCAAATCTTCAAAAATACAATCTTTGACAAAACATTCAGGTAAATAGTCATAATTAACAGGCAAGTCGTAATTTGAATATACAATTTTTACTAAATTTTTAAAATAATCTTTTTGCATTTGCGATAACTGAAATTGAGAAATTGTATTGAAAACTTTTAATTTACCTTCTAAGCCTTTAAAATAATCGATAAAAGGAATATTATATATTGCAGTCCCGCCACAAGTATCAAGTGTCGAATTATTATAAAATAAACCGTAATTTGCAGCGGTCTGATTAGAATAATATGTCATTACTCTATCCATTGAGTAGTAAAATAAAGCAATATCATCAACTCTTTTTTTATCAAATTTAACTCTATAATTTATAGTATCATCATCTTTAAATTTATTCGGCAATATCTCAAAACTATCCGCTTGCTTTGCTAATTCCATTAAAATATAGTAAGAATTACAATCTTTTTTATAAAAATAGATGTTTATAAAGTTATCTTCTTTGAAAAGATATTTTAGAGATTTACAAAAGTGGCGGTTAGAAAAGTCGTAATATAGACCATACATAAAATCTTTAGTTAAACAAGTTTCGCCTTTATCAGGTTGCCACAAATACAGACTTGCTTTATCAGACTTTGAATTATTATATGTGGAATACAAGCACTCCATATTCTGATTAAAACCGATAATTCTTTCGTAGTTTTCAGCATACACATAATGAGGAGAATTAACAAAAATTACAAAATCCTCTATATAATCATCTCCCGTATATGGGTTTGTAAAGCGTGTAAACTCATTATCGGCGATTTTTCTTGCTATTACAAAGAAAATACAATAATCATCAATAGTAGATGTTAAAGGGATAACAATATTGCCTTGCTCATTTCCCCTTACTATTTCATCAGGAAAAATACATTTATAGTTGTCATTTTCTTTTTTGTAAACCTTAAAATTATTAAGACTTACATTCTCTATTTTATGTGATTTTTTCTTGCTTTCATACTCATAATTTATTGTCAGATTATAAAAAATATACCCAAACCCTAATTTTTTAGGATTAGATAGGATAATGGTATTATCCGGACAATCTATTTTTTCATTTTTTAATTTATTTCTTGTTTGCTTTTTAATCCCCGTAGTTAATAATATACCTATTATAAGTGATATAATCGCCATAATAATATGCTTACTAAAAAAGCAAATAAAACAAGTCAAAAAGAATACACAAGAAAAAGTAATACAAAAAATGTTATCTGATGACTTTTCTGAATTTGTATTTTTTAAAAATAGGTTTGTCGTTGCCAAAAGAGCAATAATTGCACTAAAAAAAATTACGGCTTGAATATCCCAATGAATATTTTCAAAAATAAATATCAGAATAAGTATAACAACTATTTCCATATAATCCGTAAAACTTTCTGATTTTTTTATCTGAATATCCTACCGGCCCAACGGATTTCACCAATAACACTAAAGTCTATATAGTTTTCTTTGTCCAAATCTAAAATAATTGGTTCATAATCTTTATTATCGCTAATTATTTTTACTTTTGACCTTGATAATTTTTGCAGCCTTTTTGTAAGAAGCTGCCCCTCGTATCTAATACAATAAACCTTTCCATCGTTAATTTCTTTGCGTGATAAATCAATAAGCAGTGCATCGCCACCCTGAATTGTTGGTTCCATAGAGTTACCAGTTCCGAATATAATTTCAGAAGTGTTTTTGCTTACACCTAAATCTTGTAATAATCTGCGACTAATATCATAAGTACCGGTTTGGCTTTCATCATAAACGGTAACACCATAGCCCATTGATGCAGTTACTTCTCCACGAACTGGAATAGAGATACATTCTTCTTTTGTGAAATTTTGTGATATTTCTTTATAGATATCAATATTGTATGCAGTATTCAACTTTTGTATTTCAGAATCTTTCCAGTTGCTATTTCTAGTAGCTTTTGCACTTAAGGTGTTTTGATTTATACCAGTTTTTTCTGCTATTTCTTTTTGCATAGGCTTATAATTTATTAACTTTTGTAAACGGTTAAAAACCTCATCATTACGCATATTTTTACTCTTTTCTAATCTTTCTATACGATTTTGTGATATTTATCTTGCATTTTGTAGAATTTTGTGTTACATTTATATCATCGGGTTACAAATTGAAAATTTAAAACTAAATTTAACAAGTTATACCACCTTTCATAGGAGAATAAATAAATGTTACACATCAGACTACCAGAGAAAATCAGACAACAACTTAAAGCCATTGCGGCTTTAGAAAGTAAATCTATGACTCAACTTCTGGGAGAAATAATTGAGTGTTTCTTGGAGACAAAGAGGGCTAACTAACATCTAGCCCCCAAAATCTCCCATACAAAAATTATATTAAAACCAAGCCTAAAAGTAAATAAATTTGAGGGCTTAGTTACAATGCGTAACAAAATAGAAAAGTTTTAAAATTTGGAAAAATCCGGCAGGGAAACAACCCGCTATCTAAAAATTTAAGTGGCTATTGGGTAACCGTGAGAAGCGGGCTCCACGATAAATATACCCCTTGAGCGGTCGCCCACGCACACCGACAAGCAAACGGAGTGGATAAAATTAAAACCAATTAAGTTTTTAATATAGGCGGACCGATTCAAATCGTGTCCGTCTCCTTAAGAACTTGAAACCATTAGGCGGATAAACAGGCTGGTGTTTGCTATCCTGTTTGATAATTACATCTAAGGATACAGAGCGTTACGGCTCGGGAGTTGCCCAAAGTAATGACCGCAGGGAAAGACCTGTGCCTGCCGCCGTTTTTATATAGCTAATGACGAAAGGGAAAAAAAGACCTTTGACACTTGGAAAGACAAGGAACTAGGACCTAAGGTTCTAAAATGTGGTCTAGGCGAACATTAGACAGTTTCAATATGATATTCGAAAGAAAAAACGAAAACCTACGGCACGATGAAATAGTTGAAATACTGTGTTTAAAAAAGAAAACTGTGACACCTCGGAAAGACGGGGATTTTTAAGAAGGCGGACAGGTTTAAAAGCCTCGTGTCTGTAATTGTATGGTTCCTTAGAACCCATAATACTGTTACAGAGTCCGTCTCCTTAAGAACTTAGGGGTAAATATTATAAAAATGAAAAAGATTTGCTCTCCCCAATAGAGCACAGAGCCGGACTCTCTTCTTAAATAACTTACATAATTTTACCGGCTCTTTTTTTATTTTATCGACAATTTCTGAGGGGCTTTTGGATAGTTGATAGTTTGTCCGTGCTCCCTCTTTTTTTTACTTAACAAAGAAAGGATTTATATATGACTAAAGAACAAGAAAAATTTGTTAAAGATTGGGGGATTGGTAATTACCAAATAACAGAGGACAACCTAACTGTAGGAGGTTACCTCGACCTAAGAGACACAAACATAACAAGCT